GAGACTGAGTTTCAATACAGAAAAAAACTATATAAACTATTTAAAGAGAAATACAAAAGTAAGGCAAAAGAGAAATACTCGGAATGCTATAACCTCCTAAAACTTAGGACAAATTAATAAACATGAACAAGCAACAAATTAAATCAACAAAAAATTACAATCTATTTACAAAAATTATTGGCAACAGACACCTAGACGTTAAAAATGTCAAAAGAATAAAAGAGTCTGTAGAATTAATCGGGCTACAAACACCAATAATGGTTAACTATAAGCACGGAATTATAGACGGTCAACACAGGTTACAAGTAGCTAAAGAATTAGAAATACCAATCGACTATTATGTTGTATCTAATTTTAAAGAAGATAACATACACGACTTACAAATAAGTAAGAAATGGACGGCATTCGATTTTGCTCAACGTAACTCAGCTACAGGAAACAAACATTGCATAGAGGCTTTAGAAATATGTAACGATTGGCATATTGAATCTAAAAAGAAATTTAGCAAAACGAATATTTTAACTCTATTATTATCAGGCTTACAAAACAATATTTTAACTAGACTAAAACAAAACGAATTTGAGTCAGACGTTTCTAGGGCTTGTAGGATATATAATTGCATTAAGGTATTATCAACCAATAAAAACGAAAAGTTTAACTCTTATTCGGCAAACATAAGCAGGATATTAAAAACATTAGACTATCAGTTTAACGGCTTAGACTACAAAATAATAGAAAAAATAAACAAAAAACATTACTTAGAACACTATTCAAACGCTAAAGATCAAACAAGATACTTAACAGATTTATATAAGAAATATGGTAAATAATTTAAAACCAATAAACATAGCAGATAAGATCTCTGAGCTTTCAGGGATCGATGTCTTTACAGATAACCGAGAGCGAAGAGTCGTTGAGGTTAGGGCTTTGCTAACTTACTTGCTAAGGGACAAACTAAAAATGAGATGGAAAAATATAGTCTTGTTTTATGATCGTAACGGCAAGAAGATAAACATGGCAAACGTAATGCACAGCTATAAGAAATATGATGACTATAAAAAGCAGAACCCTGTTTTAGATCAGTTACAAAAATCTTTCGTATTTGAGCCATACTCAGATTACGACGAAATCAATAAGATCGACTACCTAGAAAAGAAGTGCAAAAGGCTAGAGAAAAAATTACAAGAACAAATAAATAAATAAAGACATGATTGAGAAAGTAAAAATAACAGAGGTTTTTTCAAATCCTACAAACCCGAGAACGATCAAAGAGGCAGAGTTTAAAAAGCTAGTCAATAGTATTAAGGATTTCCCTGAAATGTTAAACCTAAGACCGATAGTTGTAAATGCAGAAGGCGGCATTATAGGAGGCAATATGCGATACCTAGCCTGTAAAGAGATTGGGCTAAAAGAAATACCAGTTATACGAGCAGAGAACCTTACAGAAGAACAGATAGAGCAATTCATTATTAAAGATAATGTAAGCTTTGGAGAATGGGACTGGGACATCTTAGCTAATGACTGGAAGTCGAATAAACTAAATGAATGGGGTTTAGGTGTGTGGGAAAATAAAATTGAGAATACAGAGTTTAAACCTGTAATGTTTCCTAGCCAATCGGACAAAGAAGTAACTGATGCTGATATTGAAAAGGGAGCAGATAACATCGGGAGTACATTTCAAAAAGGAACAGAAAGAAAATTCATAGAAACTATGTGCCCAGAATGTGGACATGAGTTTAATGTAGCAAACGAATAATGAAAAACGGAAAGCACTTACTTATAGATGCCTACGGATGCAGTAGAGATCCTTTAAACGACGCAGACCTAATAAGGAATATGTTACTAGACGTGACGGAATTGATAGGCTTAAAACCTCTCTCTGATCCGCTTATTTATATAGTAGACGAAAGCATGATTGACATTAAAAGTACAGGGATTACGGGAGGCATTATATTTATGGAGTCTCACTTTACTTTCCATGCGTTTCCTGAGATGGATTATTTTTCTGCTGACGTTTATTCTTGTAAAGATTTTGACCATAGTTCTGTTATGAAATACATCGACAATCTATTTACGGCAGAGCGTATAAAGGAAACAGTAATACTAAGAGGATCAGCATTATGACAAAAGAAGAGATTTATTTATTTCTAGAATTAGAAACGACATTTAGGTTTGCCAAATCAATGGAGAGTATTCCGCATAGCTGGATATGCAGAAAATACTATCCAGACTCTAAGTTTTTAACTGCCATGAATTTTATTAAAGACAACGGATATAAAGAGAAATTTTACAGCAAAGAATATACATACTACAATATAAACGAATACAAATATTGGGTTATGACAGACGATCAAGGCTTTGAAGACTCTACTGCAATAATTAATCGAGCAAAAATATAAATTATGAAAACAATTAAAATAGGTAAGCATACTGTCTCAAATGAAGATGTGCAAAATGTAGATTTTAATAAATTATTAAACGGCGAAAAAGCTCATATACTTTATACTGATCCACCTTGGGGCGATGGCAATATGAAATACTGGTGTACGTTAAACAAACGTCATACGGGGCAGGAAAACGAGCCTATGACATATAAGAAGCTGATAGGTATAATTAAAGAAATGATTATTAATCATGTAGACGGCTATGTATTTCTAGAAACAGGTAATAAATGGCTAGACGAAACGATCACAGATCTAGAAGGCGTGTTGTTTAATCAAGAGGTGTATCAACTAACATATAAGTCAGGAAGTAAGGTGCTACCTAATCCAGTAATTGTAGCAACCACAAACCCTAACATTACATTACCTGATTTAAAGGATCTAGAAGGGGCTTTAGATGAGAATAGTTTAAAGATAGCTATTCCATTACTTGCTAAAGAGGGGGCTATCCTATTAGACCCTACTTGCGGGATGGGCAACTCCGCTCGTGGTGCAATTAAAAACAAGATGAGGTTTGTAGGAAATGAGTTTAATTCTAAAAGATTAGAGAAAACAATAAATTCGCTAAAAAAGGATGAAAATATACAGTAAGAATAACGTATTAGTTGAGGCAGAAAAAAGAATACATAGACTGTTCGACGATTTCGAGAATGTAGTTGTCGGATTTTCGGGGGGCAAGGATAGTACTGTATGCCTTAACCTTACATTAAAAATAGCAGAGGAGCGAAACCGTTTACCTCTCAAAGTTTTATGGGTTGATCAAGAAGCTGAATGGCAAGGGACTGCTGACTATTGCGAATCAGTATTCGAGGACAAACGAATAGAACCTATGTGGTTTCAAATGCCAATGAAATGGTATAACAACGTTTCGTCTCATAGCAAGTACATCTATATATGGCAAGACGGAGTTAAGCATATGCGAGAACGTTCAGAAACATCAATAAAAGAAAACAAGTATTTAGAGTTTGGATTTCATGAGCTATTCGAGAAGATATTTGCAGTTCATTTTCCTGATCAGAAGTCTTGCTACATATCGGGTGTTAGAACAGAAGAAAGCCCTAAAAGAATGATGAGCCTTACAAGCTCTTTGACATATCAAGATATTACATGGGGCAAGAAGCTAAACGAAAGCAAAGGGCATTATACGTTTTATCCTATTTACGACTGGAGTTATAGCGATGTCTGGAAATATATCTTTGACAACAATATTGTGTACAATAGAATCTACGATGCTCTATTTACTCACGGCGTTAGTGTAAGCGATATGCGGATCTCTAACCTGCATCATGAAACTGCCATTCAGAATCTATTATTAATACAGGAGATCGAGCCTGATACGTGGAATAAGATCGCAGAAAGAATCGACGGAACGAACGCAATCAAACATCTTAAAAGCGATGCCTTTAAATGCCCTACGGATCTGCCTTATATGTTTAAGTCATGGAAAGAGTATGCATTATACCTAGCAGAGAATCTCGCAAACGATGAGGAGTTTCTAAAAAAGATGCATAAGAAAATAGAAAAGAATAAAAAGTACATGGTATCGAACAAGGTATATGTGGATTTCTATAAAACATTAGTTAAAACAGTCCTGTCGCAAGACTTTGACTTTACTAAGCTCGGCAACTTTCTAACATCGCCATACTTTAATACAGTAAAGAAATATGCGGACGGAAAACTGACAAGCAAAAACATCGAGATTAATCGAAAATATGACAAATACGTAAAAGGACTAATATGAAAGCAACTTTAAAAAACCTATTGACCAAAGAGATAAAGTCAGGAGATCCAATATCTACAATAGAAGAGATAAAAGAATTACTGCACGATCTTTCTCCACTTAAAGAACAGCCCGTAAACAGAATACGATGGGTATTAATAGAGGAGGTCTGCCCAAATGACTACAACCCTAACTCAGTAGCTAAAAAAGAAATGGGTCTCTTATATACGTCTATTAAGCACGATGGATATACGCAACCAATCGTAACGATATATGACGACGAAAAGAAAATGTATGTAATCATAGACGGGTTTCATAGATACTATACTGCTAAGACTAATGCGGACATCCTAGAGCGTAATAAAGGGCGTCTGCCGATCGTAGTATTGGAAAAGGATATAAACGACCGAATGGCAAGTACGGTTCGCCATAATAGAGCAAGAGGTATGCACTCAATAGCAGGTATGTCAAGCATGGTATTTACTATGTTAGAAAATGGGTGGAGCGATAAAGAGATATGCAACGAATTAGGTATGGGAGTTGAGGAGCTTGTAAAGCTAAAACACATAACAGGATTTTCTAAGTTATTCGCAGATGCGGAATACAATAAGGCGTGGGAGTCCGCTAATCAAATACGCCTAAAACTAAAACATAAACAAGATGAAAAAACCAAGACAATTTAGATCGAGGCAAGGAAGGTCTGACAAACAATATGAATCGACTATGAAAGCTATGACTTATGGTTGTATAACTTTAATAGCAGTAATTTTAATCACAATACTAATACGAATATAATGGACGAAAGTAGACACATAAAAAAGGAATCACTATTAGCAGCACTAGAACAAAGTTTAGGAGTTGTAACCGTAGCGTGTAGGGAGGCGAACGTGCCTAGAAGCACATACTATAAATGGCTAAAAGAAGATGAGGTCTTTGCCGAAGAGGTACGAGATATTGAAAACGTAGCTTTAGACTTTGCAGAGAGTAAGCTCCACAATCAAATCGATGCGAACAATACCTCAGCTACAATATTTTACCTAAAGACTAAAGGTAAAAACAGAGGGTATGTAGAACGTCAAGAAATTACTGGAGCAGAAGGAATGCCTACTAACTTTCAAATCGAGATAATTGGATCAACTAAAGATAAAGACTAACATTGTATATGATCACTTATTAAACTCCGACAAGAAGATTATAGTCGAGCAGGGAGGTACGAGATCAGGAAAAACATACAACATAATACTGTGGATCATTTTCGAGTATTGCACTAATAACAGAAACAAGGTTATTACTGTATGCCGTAAATCGTTCCCTAGTTTACGTGCGACTGTTTTAAGAGACTTTATGAGCATCCTAGAAAGCCATAACCTTTACAGCGAGAAGTTCCATAATAAGTCTAATTCTGAGTATTATCTATTTGGAAACCTAGTGGAGTTTATTTCGCTTGATCAACCGCAAAAGATTAGAGGACGGAAAAGAGATCTGCTTTTTATTAATGAAGGCAATGAGTTATTCTGGGAGGATTGGCAACAGCTAGTTTTCAGGACACAGGAGCGTATTGTAATTGACTTTAATCCGTCAGACGAATATCATTGGATCTATGACAAGGTACTGCCTAGAGATGACTGTGCCTTTTTTAAAACAACGTATTTAGATAATCCTTTTGTCGAGGAGTCAATAAGAAAAGAGATCGAACTGCTTAGAGATACTGACGAACAGTACTGGCAGATATACGGGTTGGGCGAAAGGGCTGCGAGTCGAAGCACCGTATTTAGATATGCTGAGGTTTCACATATTCCAGAAGACGCAGAGCTAGTAGCATACGGAATGGACTTTGGCTTTTCGAATGATCCTAGTACGCTTGTTTCGGTTTATACTAAAGACATTAACCTTTATGTTAAAGAGCACTTATATCGAACCGCTATGACGACTACTGATATACATAAGTTCCTGTTAAGCGAAGAGCTTGACAACAAACCTATATACGCCGATAGTGCAGAACCTCGACTTATTGAGGAGCTTAGACGCATGGGGCATAACATTTTTCCAAGCCTAAAAGGTAAAGACTCTGTCAATGCAGGAATAGATCTATTAAAAAGATACAAGATAAATATACTGTCGACATCCAGTAATGCCATATCCGAGTTTAGAAACTATAAATGGAAAGAGGACAAGACCGGTGCTTTACTGAATACACCTATAGATGACAACAATCATATTATCGATCCCTGTCGCTATGCCACATACTCGATTTTATCCAAGCCTAGATTCGGGACTTATGCCATCAATTAAAAATAGTTATGAAATTATTTGTATTATAACTAAAAAGGTATTATCTTTGAGTATCACTAATAAATAAATAGAACAAATGAATAAAAGGGTATTAGAAATTTTAGCAAAAAAAGAGATCGAATTTAATAAGAAGCATCTCGGAATCGAAACGTCAATCCAAGAAGCGTTAGATCATCAGACAAAAAAACTCGCAAGACTACAAAAAGAGGATAACTTTCCATATTAATAATAACTAAATAAACAGAACATGAGAACACTAGAAAAGTACAAGCAGAATTTATCGATTAGAGGAAACCAAGTATGGAGCTATACGACACACGTCGCAACCATAAACGGAAACGACTTACTACAATTAGGTTATTGGTCACAGACTACGCAGAAGCATATTAACTACGTAGCGGATCAATTAGACTTAATCTTAATTAGAGAGTAAT